CTGAGGCACCACAAAGACGACGACAGCAAGACGCGCGCCGAAGTGCTGGCAAGGATTGACGCCGCGCTCAACCAACCGGAGACACCATGACCGACGCACAGCACGTCATTATCCTCGCTGGAACACACGCGCAGGGAATGGACTACTGCCGCGAGCACAAGCTATCCCCGATCGGCAAGTACCTGCGCATCCCGACCCAATCCTATCATCTCGCCGGGATTCGCGGCGCCACGGTCCACCGCGTCGGCACTTGGCGAACACTCGACCGCGCGTTACTCGAAGCCGCGACGCTGGCAGAGCGCACACCATGAGACTCCACGCGAAAGCCCCCGATGGCCTGAATGCGAGCGTTACCGTGAACGGACGCCTAGCGCGCATGGTCGTCGAAGCGCACGAGGAAGGTGGGTGGGTGCAGGAACTCAAGCGCGATCCGCGCGGAAGATTTAGACTGAAACGCGATGGAAACGCGCCGAAGTTGCGCTTCCGCGCCGGCATCGTGAAGATCACGATCGAAGGAGCTATGCCATGACCGACCCCATGAACCTCAAACTGTCCATCCGCCTCAGATGGTGGGTGCGCCCCACGGCGTTCGTCCTCGCGATCGTTGGGTTCGTGGTGTGCCTTGTGGCGCCGAAGACTGGCGCGCACTTCACCACCTGGGTCATCACGCGCCTCGTCAACAAAGGAGTGGTCTTCCTGTGAGCGGGGTTGTGCGTTACTGGAAGTTCCGCCTCTACCCTGAGCCGGACCACTCGCGCCTGTTCGTGCGCGCCTACGTCTTTGAGCGCCGCAAGGACCAGCTCAAGTTCTGGCGGATGATGGGAGGTTGTATCGGGCGCGAGGCAAGTGCTGCACACTCAGAGATTGAGCGTTACCTTCCGAATGGTCGCAAGGACGGCGTGATCGGGTGTGCGGTTTTCCGACGCAAGACACTCGGCGCGGGACTGGTGACACACGAACTACTGCACGCCGTCGCGGCATGGGCGCGGCGCAAGAAGATCACCACTGAGTCGCTCGGAGAACGTGGCGACGATGGCGTCATCCCGCAGGACGCCCCAGAGGAACGCATGGCGCAAGCGATCGGGCAGATGACAGCGCAGTTCTGGCGGCGCGCGATTGCCGCAGGGCTGACTCGATGACCACCGTGCGGCAGGACCGACGCGCCACCGCGGCCATGCGAAGGCACAACAGGTACGTGCGGACATGACGCCGTATTACGACCACGGCGGCATTCAGATATTTCTTGGTGATTGCCGGGAGATTCTGCCGACGCTGGAACCCGAGAGCGTCACGCTGTTGTGGACCGATCCGCCCTACGGCCACGGGAATCAGGACGGCGATTTACAGAGTTCGCGCGTTGGCGTGAAGGGTGGACGCCAGCGGGCGGCACTCTCCATCCAGAATGATTCTGCCGACGAGATGCGCGCCGTGGTTGACGGAATGTTGCGCCTCTCCGTTCCTCTGCTACGGCCCGACTCTTGCTGCTGCTGCTGCTGCTGCTGCGGGGGTGGCGGTCCTCGCCCGACGTTCGCGTGGGTGGCGAATCGCATGGACACGGACGGCCTTCAGTTCTTTCACTCTGTCATTTGGGATAAGAGCGCGCGCGGCAACGGCCTCGGGTGGCGCTTCCGGCGCAATCACGAAATGGTGATGGTCGCGCATCGCGCGGGCGGGAAACTGGCGTGGGCCGACAACGACGTGGCGGTGCCAAACATCTTTCGCACGCCACCCGTGCCGAATGAGTTTCACCCGACGACCAAGCCCGTGAGTTTGCCGGGATGGTTTGTGAAGCTCACCACGAACCCCGGCGACCTAGTGCTCGATCCATTCCTCGGCTCAGGCACAACGCTTGTCGCGGCGAAAGCGGAAGGCCGTCGGGCCATCGGCATCGAGATCGAAGAACGCTACGCGGAAATCGCGGCCAAGCGGCTGAGTCAGGAAGTACTCGACCTCGGCGGTGGGTAATGCCGAAGGGAGTTTGGGTAAAGGGACGGACACCGCTGCGTGAACGGTTCGATAGACTTTGGATACCAGAACCCAACACCGGGTGTTGGTTGTGGACGAGTTATGTCAATCACCACGGTTACGGTCGTATATGGAAAAATCTTCCTGCACACCGTATCGCGTGGGAACTCTATCGCGGGCCAATTCCTGCCGGGATGTTTATTGACCACACTTGCCGCGTCCGCTCCTGCGTGAATCCCGACCACCTGCGCGTCGTTACTCCACGCCAAAATGTTCTTGAAAATTCCACCAGCCCAGCGGCGAAGGCGGCCAGCGCGACCACATGCGGTAAATGTGGTGGCCCGTTGACAGAGAGTCCGCCATCCCTCCGACGCAATAGGGCAAGGCGATACTGCCAACCGTGCCGCCGGGCACTATGGACGAGACTGCAGCGAGCCTGCAAAGCCCGCAAGGCCGCAGCGAAGGCACTCGCCCTATGACCGTCGTCGCCTCGCCTGATGAGCTTCGATCACTCGCCGAGCTTTTCGCGGATGACGCGAACGAGGGCGGTCACGAATTCGAGGAATGGGACGCGGAGCAACGCAAGACGTTGAGCGAGGGCCAATACGCGGCATGGCTAAGGGATATCAAATACGGATTCTGGTTCTCCGGTAGACCGAAACAGTTCGCACCGCCGGGCGATTGGTCCATCTGGGTTGTGCGTGCCGGGAGGGCGTGGGGAAAGTCGAAAACGGGGGCGGAATGGGTGCATGGTCGCGCGATGGCGCACCCCGGTCGCTGGATTGCGCTGATTGGCAAGACGTCGGCTGACGTCAGGGACGTATGCATCGAGGGTCCGAGTGGACTGCTCAAGTGTGGATTCCCGGAAGATCGTCCTTTGTTCGAGCCCTCGAAGCGCCGCGTCACATGGCCCAATGGATCATGGGCCACGGTGTATGTGAGTGAAGACCCAGATATGATTCGTGGATTCTCGGGTGACACGGCATGGATCGACGAATTTTGCAAATTTAGCTCAGCCCTCGAAGTCTTCCAAAATTTGCAATTCGGTATGCGGGAGTTGTCGAACGACAAGCCGCGCATCCTCATCACGACGACGCCGCGCCCGATGTCGATTCTCGAAAAGATTGAGGCGCAACCGACGACCGTCACCGTCGTCGGGTCAAGTTATGAGAACGTGTCCAATCTCGCGCCTGAGTTTTTCGATCAACTGAAAGCGTCTTACGAAGGGACGGAACTTGGCCGCCAAGAGATTTACGCGGACATTCTGAGCGACTCGCGGGGCCGGGTCTACTCATCGTTCTCGTCTGACATATTCCCGGCAGGGAACATTGACCCGACGGTGAAAGACCTCGGCGGGGACATTCTGGTCGGAATCGACTTCAACGTCTTGCCCATGTCGGCGGTGATCGCGCAACGCGTGGTGGATGAGTGTCACGTCCTCGACGCCATCGAGTTGAAGTCGTCGAACACGGAAAGTCTGGCGGCGGAGATTCGGAAACGGTATCCGGGTCGGAACATTATTGCGTGCCCTGATCCTGCCGGCAATTCCCGTCACTCATCGCAGCGCGCGGGACAGACCGATTTCGCCATTCTTCGCGCCGCTGGCTTTGAGGTGCGCGCTCCGAAAGCGCACTGCGCGATCGTGGATCGGGTTAACAACACGCAGGCGTTGCTATTGCAAGGCGGACGCAGAAGGCTTAGGCTACATCCAAACGCAGCCCCACTCATCGCCTCGTACAAGGGGTTGTGTTATGATGAGGACACCGGCGCTCCCGATAAGAGGAGCGGGCTTGAGCACCTATGTGACGCGGCCGATTATTTGACGTGGCAAGAATTCAACCTGTACCTGACCGTCGGTACCTGGGGTAGCAGTAGTTGGTCAACGTAGGCGTACACTCGGCATAAGGGCATCTCATGGCATTGACGACGCTGCTCGATCAACTCGCGGCGACCACCCAATACTCCGCGGCCCGGACGCCCATCAACGAAACAATGGCGTCGGACATTCCGACGATCGAAACCCCGGCCTATCGTCGCAGCCTCCCGCGCTGGACTTTCTGCCGGGATTTTTTGATCGGGACCGAGGCGATTCAGGAACAGCCCGCCTACCTCCCGCAGTTCCAGCACGAGAGCGACACGATGTATCTGGCGCGTCGCACGATTTCGGCCCTGTTCAACGGGTTCGCGCGCACGGTCCAGGCCACCGTCGGATTACTCACCGAGCAGCCGCCCGTGCTGTCGAAGGATATGCCGCAGCCGCTCGTGGATATGTGGGAGAACGTGGACGGCGCGGGGACGCATGGCGACGTGTTCACAGGCGATCTCGCCCAAGCGGGCGCGGTCGATGGCTACGCTGGCATCATCACCGAGTACCCGCGCGCTGGTGACCCGAGCATCGACTGGTCGAAGGCGTCGTTGGCGGCCCGGATGGCGCTCGCGAACGGCACGAAGATGGACTCGTCGGATGAAGCGGCCCTCGGCCTGCACCCGTACTTCATCCTGTGCCGTGCCGACGAAGTGCGTTGCACCTACGAGACGGTCGCGGGCAAGCGCACCCTTGTGATGCTTATTCGCCGAGAGGCGGCCGTCGAGCGCGTCGGACGGTTCGGACAAAAGGGCGTACTGCGGCATCGGGTGTACCAGATGGCGAACCGCGTCGTCACCTACGAGCTGTGGACGCAGGTCGACGGCGGCGCCATCACGCGCACCGAAGGCCCGACGGTCATGCGCAACCTGACCAACATCCCGTGGAGTCCGTTCGCTCCCGGCCAGTGGATCGGGCCGAACGAGTACAAGCCGACCTTCATGGACCTCGCGTTTCTAAATGCCACGCACCATCGCATCCAGACCGGCATCCTCAGCCTTGAGGAACTGGCCTTCGTCCCGACGCCGGTGCGCATCGGGGCCAGTCCGAACGCCGAGGGTGTCTATCCGCCGATCATCTTTGGGCCGGGGAACACGCTCGAAGCGCCGGCTGTGCAGGGCGTGCCGAACCCGATCTACTGGTTGAGTCCCGATACAGCCGTATTGGAACCCGGCATGCAATCGTTGCTGAATTGCAAGTTGGAAATGGCGACCGCGGGTGCGTCGTTCCTCGCCCCGCAGCAACAGAACTCGCGTGAGACAGCCGCGGCGAACCGCATGGACCGGGGCGCAGAAGTCGCGACGATCACCACGTTCGCGCACCGGCTGAAGGATTGCTTGGAGTCCGCGTTTGGGTTTGCCGGCCAGTACATGAAGCTCGACGCGGGAGAAGTCACCCTCAATGCGGAGTTCAGCGGTGAGGGTGTGTCTGCTCCGCTCCTCACGGTAATGGTGCAAGCGTACCAAGCTGACGCGCTAACTCTTCAGGAATTGAGACATCTATTGCAGACAGGGCAGTTGCCCGAGGAATTCCGGGCGTCGGACGTCCTTGGCGTCCTCACGCAGATCGCGGACAAGGCGAAGGCAGCGCAGGAACTCGCCTCGGCGAAGGCGCCGCAGGTGACATCGCAAGTGAATATGCCCAAGCGCGGTGCCATGAGCATCACCCGCGGCGCTGACGGCAAGGCGAGTGGAATTGAGGAGGCGGTGTGACCATCGACATCAACACGCTGTTCGCGAACGACATCCTCGACCTGTACGACACGAGGTTTCCCGCTGGGTCGATCTTGGAACTTCGCACGGGCGCTCCTGCGGGCGCGGACAATGTGGCCGGCGGTACGTTGGTCGCGGCCATCGAGCTTCCCGCGTTGCCGTGGGCCGCCGCTGCCGCACGTTCCAAGTCGAAGTCGATTGCATCGGTGTGGCAGAACGTGGCGCTGATTGACGCCACGGTCGGGCACTTCCGTCTATGTAACGCGGCGGACGCCTACCGCGACGAGGGAACAGCGACACTGGCCGGTGACGGCGGTGATGCGATCATCGACGCCGTGGACGTGCTGGCGGGTCAGGTCATCACAGTGGAGACATTCACGAGGACCAACTGATGGCCGATAATGTGAAGATTTGGGAACCGACGACGGGGCCGCTGGTTGCCTCGGACGACGTGGGGGGCGTGCAGTTTCAGAAGATCAAGCTCGACCTCGGGGCGGACGGGGCGAGCGTGCCGGTGTCGGGGACAGTACCGGTAAGCGGGCCAGTCACGAACACCGAACTCCGGGCCATGCCAGTTCCGATCTATTCGATGCCTGTCGAGTTACAGGCGACGATGACAGGACTCGTGGGCGGCAAGGCGGCGAAGATCGTGCAAGTGCTTGGACGGCGCACGGTATTCCAAAGCGCCACCGCGTGGCAGGATGCGTGTCAGTTTCTCGTGGGTGGGCAGGCCGAGTACACGGAGCCAGCCGTCGGCACGACGTACTACGCCGTCAGCACGAGCGCGAACGACAAGGCGGGCTCAGCGGGCGTGAGCAAGGTGCGGCTCGTGTCACTGAACGCGGCGAGTGTGCAGCAGGTCACCGAAATCACACTGAACGGCACTACGCCCGTGAGCATCGGCGCGGGCTACACCTACTTCCAGTGGATGGAGTCGAGTGTGTTGGGTGGCGCGCTGAAGGTGGCGGCGGGGGACATCGCGATCAGCAGCACAAACGGCGTCGCCACCGAGGCAACGACGATGCTCATCATCAAAGCCGGTGGCAACAAGTCGATGGACGGCAAGTATCGCGTACCGGCTGGCTACACCGGCTACCTCGTGGACTGGTACTCGGCAGCGATCTCGCAGGCGATGGACACGCGACTGCGTGCCGCGGTCTTCTCGGATGATCGGACGCTCTCGCCGGACGTCTATCACTTTCAGGACACGATGTATCTCGCGGCGGCACAGAACTCACATCAGCCGCTGGCGTACCTCAAGCTCATCGCGGGCGCCGATATCAAGGTCAGCACGATCCCGAGTGCGGTGACGGGGAGCCCACGCCTCGACGCGAACGTGACGTTGCTTCTCATCGCTGACTAATGCTCCTCGGCCTCTTCCGCGTTGCTCGGTTCGTCGCGGCGTCTGCGGGCGCCCTCCCGGCGATCGGCGGAAGTTCGCACATCGGCGTCAGTAATCCGTCGCGCTCTTTTGGTGGACTCGGCCAACCCATTTACTCAAGGATGGAGTTTCCTGCCATCCGAGTACGGAGTGTCGGAGCCTTGCCGTCCCTCGGCGGCCGAGCACTGGTCCGTGTCGATCGCGCAATTCGTGCACCAGATGTCGGGATGGCAAGGTCGCTTCCAACGCCCACAGTGGCCCCAGCGCCGCAGGGCCAGCCAGAAGCTATCCCAAGGCAGCGCCGTGCCATTCGCCCCGCAGCACGCCATGTAACAACGGTGTGGGCTGGTACGGTCCCGCCTCCCGTTGTCCGTTCCCCACTGGTCGTCGCCTCGGTAGCTCGCCTCCCGGCGCTCGCCGGCCGCGCTGTCGTGTCTGTTTCGGTCCCTAGACCGTGGGACGACGAGGCAGACGTAGAAGACATCCTCTTGCTCATGGCGACCCTGTGACCACCATCGACCAGTTCCACGACCGGGTTCGGCGGAACGTCAACGACCTGACGCCGGCGATCGCAGCCGCGTACCTCGCGGGACTGACGGAGCTGCTGGCGCTCATCGAAGAACACAGGGAACTGTTAGATAATGTCGAAGGGTTCATCGCCGTCGCCTTTTCCGAGGCGAACCTCAACCTCGCCTTCGCCCGGTACCGCGCGGCCCTGATTGACGCCCTGCGGGACTCCATGCGCTTCACGGCCCGCGCCATCCCCGGCATGACGGCCGCGCAGGTGAGCACCATCCCCAACATCCTCGACGCGCACACGATGGAGGTCATCCGCGAACTCGACCGGGTGGCGATGCAGAGGATCGCGGACGAAATCAGAGCCACCGCCCGTGAAACATTCAGGCAAGGCGGAAATGAGAGAGAACTACTCGCCAACCTGAAGCAGTCTGTAGGGTTAGGGCCAAATCAGGTTGCCGATCTGCAATTGTTCCACGCGACTGAATTGACCCGCGATCCACCCCTGACAGCCGCACAGATCGAGCGGTCGGTGATCCAGTTTTCCGAGCGCCGGATCGCCGCCAATGCCGCCACGGTCGCCCGGACAAGCGCCCTGATGGCGCACAAGCAGGCGAACGACCTCGCTTGGGCATATGCAGAAGACGCCGGCCTCGTGCCAGATGGGATGGCACTTTGGAAGCAATGGGTTCAAATCCCTCGAAAAACGCGCCGCCTCTCGCATTCGCTGATGGACGGCGAGAAAGTGCTATTCGCAGTGGCCTACTCCAACGGCCAGATGATCCCGGGAATTGGACCCGGACCGACAATTGATTTCAATTGCGGCTGTGTAAGCCGGGTCACTATTGCGTAATGCAGGGTAGTGTGGTATCTTGTGGGTGCTCGCCTGAGCATCGGCGTCCGGGTGCGGAGTGGCATGGAATTGAGCGGATGGGATTGGCAAGGACGGGGGTGGCTGGTATGGGCAAGCCGACATATTCCACGGTCTGTTTTCACTGCAAGCGCAGTGTCAGGATGCTGGTGAATGTTGACCTTGACGGAATGCTTATGGCGTGCCCTCGATGCGCGGACCTTATCGACGCACTTGATTTTGAGGCAGAGCGCCGCCACCCCCATGTATTGCGGTACCCGACACGATCGGGGGTGCCGACTTCTGGACACCCAGTATTACAGCCTGACGGGTTCTACGCAGGCACACATGAACTACGGAGCAGGGGAGCAATGAGTGCCACCGTGAAGTTGTACCGCTCGACAGAAGGCTACGCCGTGTCCACGGACGCCATCGACGAACGGGATTTTCTCCAAGCGT